CGACGCTCTTCCGATCTGTTTTTTTGTGTTCATCTGAAAAACATTCGGATTTGTACATGGCATAGGTTTGGCGCAAGCTCACTTGTCTATCTTGCGCCAGTTGACACCTCACTTTCGTTTTTAGATCTAAGCCTTAACTTGTGCGGAAGGGCTTTTATTTTGCTCTATATATTACTTGTTGTAGTAGTCGTAGTAGGGCCTGTTTAAATTGTTGAATAGTCTAATTTTTAGCGTTGATACGCATATTTATCACCTTTTTTCTTGTTTAAAGTTTTGTTGAAAACTTGTTGAATTGTTGAATGTTTGTCAAATTGCCCAATTTCTTTGTGCAACTTTTTGTTGAAAACCTGTTGAAACTGTTGAAAATTTAATCGCCCCTGTATGCATCAAATACCTGATTCGGATTGATAGACGGATACGGTGTGATGTTTTTTCCGCCTTTTTCCCAGCTGTCTTTAAAAGCTGATGCTGCTTTTCTGCCTGCGCCTTTTACTGTGTCGCCTGCTTTTTCGCCTGCGTCTCCCAGTTTGTCAAACAACTGATTTGCTGCATAGCTGTAATTACTGACCTGTTTTGCGCTTGATTGTGCAAGGTTGCTTGCCGTTTCTTCAAAGGTCTTTGCAGAATGGTACTGCTTTGCACTGGTGCTCTTCTTTGCCAGTTCCAAGTATTTGTTTGCCAGCTCTGCAGTGTTGTTGCCGTATTCATACATAGCTGACACTGACGCTGCCTGTGCGCTCTGCTGGTTGTAGTGCTGTGTGCCGATGCTTGCATTTGCCCCGCTCGGCGTTGCTGTAGCACCGTTGTTTGCCGCCAATATTGGATTGATGCCTGCCGCGATCATGTCCTTTACAGTGTCCTGATATGCTGTGCCGCGCATTTCTTTTGCAAAGGCTCTTTCTGCCGCTGCTTCTGCGGAGTTGTACTTCTTCGCGCTTGCTTGGCTTCCTGCGTTCATCAGATTGCTGATAATAGAGCTTAAAAAGCTCATGCTGTTCGCTGTGTTTACGCTTCCCTGATTGTTGTATGTCGTGATTCCGGTTGGTGTTCCGATTTGTGTTGAACCGATTTGCTGTGGTGCTGTCAGGCTTCCGGTTGTCGTTTCGCTTCCGCTTGACATTTCTTGTCCGGCTCTCTGGCTGCTCGTTGCATTGCTCTGGTTTGAACTTGTTGCAATGCCTGCCAGTAGGCTAAGCCCTTGCATTATGAACGGCATCCATGATAAAAGTGTTCCCATTTAAAAATAGCCGGGTCTGTGCCCGGCTTCCTCCTTCCTTAAATTCTTTCTATGCCCGGGATGCTATAGATAGGCATTTCCCGGAACCATGTTTCGTTGAACCAGAAATCACACAAGAACTGGTGCGATACTGCGGACGTTACTGCGATAGTTCTATCGATGTTTTCGCGTCCTTCCTGAATCCATTCTGCCGACAGTGTAGGCAGTTTGTCGTAGTCGTCTGCATAGTGCCATGCATCCAAACTTGCCTGATAGTTCGACCTCATTTCTCCGGTTACGTAAGATGGCTTGTAGCGGTAATCCGCCCAGGCCTCCTGATAGCCAAAAATCTGGCTATCTTTTTCGCTTCCGTCTGCGTAGATTTCGCGGTTGTATACCGGCTGTTCGCCCAGTGCTGCGAGACGCGGGTCGTAGTATGTGAAGCGACCGCCGCGTGTCCACTTGGTTGCGAGTCCTTGCTGATAGCTGTGCTCTACTCGTACTACTGCCAGCCCGATGATATAGCCGTACTCTGTAGCCGCATAGTCTGCCATCTGCTTGGAGCAGGTTGTTAAGCTGTATGCTGCTGTGTTGCCCAGTGCCTGCCCGGTCGTTGTGTCCGTCTGGCTGGTCTGCACCACCTGATTAACGTTGATGGCAATGCGCTGGCCTCCGATGTACTCAGGAATCTGCAGTCTGCTGTCCGGACTTGTTACGCCCCACGTCCCTGAAAGGAACTCTCTGTACCTCGTGCCGTTTCTTGCATCGCTCTCGAAGATGTGCTGCAGCGCGATCGCCTGCCGCAAGTCGTTGATGGTCGCACCTGCCACGTTGCTCAGGTCTGCGCCGATGTATGCGCCGTTGCCGCTTATTGTTTTGAATCCGTAGAGCGTGTCAGTCGGGTCGTAGCCTTTGCCTGATACTGTGCCGATTGTTGGCGTTGTAGTCTGTCCTTCCACTGTATTGATGAACTGCAGTCCGTTAATCTGTTCATCCAGCTTTGATGTGGTGTATGCTTTCAGCGGTGCATTGCCTAGCATCGGGATGGTTACCGGCTCTGCATTTTTCAACGGTGATGGAAGACACGATGTGAAATAGTCGTGGAACTTGCCCGCCCTTGCCGGTTTCATTGCGTACAGCGTTGCTTCGTTTGTGTTGGTCGTCTGGTCGAGAGCGTTTGCATTTGCCGTCACTTTGCTTGCGTCTGCGGTCGTTCCACCGTCATCCGTTTTTTTGTATCCCAGCATAAGCGGTGCCTCAAGATTTTCATCTCGAAACCACTCGTTGTAAATCTTGCAGTATGCCCGTGCAGGCAGTGCGTTTACTTCCAGCGCCTTTGTTACCTGTGTCGGCAGTCCGAAATAGTCACCAATGGAGCCATTTGCAAGGCCGCTGGTGCCGCCGATGGTGCACTTAGGAGTGGAATACTCCGTATCTTCTGCCCAGTAGTCGGTGTCATTCTCACCAAACATATTTTCAAAGTGTTCCCACAAAAGCCTTGCAGGCACAAAGAAAAAATATGTGTCCATGTAGCAGTTATCCATGATAGGATAGATAGGAGTTGACATTCTTATAAGCCCGTTGAGCTGTACCTGTGCCGTGTCACCCGGTAACACTTCATCCATATAGATGGGTACTAACTCGCCTTCGTTGATGGTTGTTAAAAGCTGGTGGCCGCGGTCGAATTTTGATCGCGGCCGTTCCATGCGCGGTACTTGTGCAAAATGCGATTCACTGTTCCGGTTCGTCTTTCTTCACCTCTTCTTTCTTTTCTTCCTGCTTCGGCTGTTCGGTCTGCTGCGTCTGTTTCAGCTGTTCCAGCGTTTCTGCTGCCGCCTGTGCCGTTTCGTGCATGGTCATGATATCTTTAGGCAGATTTTCCAGCGGCGTTCCCTCGGTGTAAATCGTGGTTCTTGCTTTGATGGAAACATCTCCGGCTTCCAGTCTGGCGATTGCGCTGGCAAGGTCGTAGCCCTCGCCTGCCTTCTGGATCTTTTCGTAGATATTTTCTTCCGGCTGCGGGATGTACTCCGTGGTGCCGTTCGGCTGTTTTACCGCTTTCCATGTCGGTGCCGTTTCGCTTCCAGCTTTGCTTGTCACTCTTTCGGTTGTTACTCCGTAGTACCGCACCATAATGTTAGGGTTAAGCATCTTTGTTCTCCTTCAGGTCTACCAGACGCGCGATGTGTTCCGGTGCTGCGCCGTTCATTACGCCGTTTTCCGTGTTGAAGTTTCCCAGTTCAACCAGACTGATGTCCTCAATTTCCTGCAGCTTGGACTCGTTTGCTTTCCACTTTGCCGTGCGGATTGCCTGCGCTCTGTTCTGCTGCAGGAAAGGGTTGCTGTATCCATTCGTGATTGCATCGTGAAAACTGTAGAATTTCAGCGTCATACTTTAGCCCCTCCAACGGGCTTTTTTAGCTCTTGTGTCGATGTGTGTGAAAGTTAAATAACTTCCGATGCCGTATCTATCCCAGTATTTGTGTTTCAGATACTCTTGTACCTTTCTTGCCGGAACACCTTTTACTTTGATATCAGCTGCCGTGCCCTTTGTGTGTTGCGAGTTTTTTACACCGCCGATTTTTGCGTTGTATTCTGGTGTTCTGTATCCTGAGGTGATGTTTACAGGTTTGTTGAAATGTGCGCGTATATCTTCCAAAATGTTTATAAGCTCTGAGTCCACAATCACCTTGTCGCATCGGAAGTCTTTTTGTGCAAATTCTTTTACTTTGAAGTGCTCGCTTACTTGGTGGGTGCCCTGATGAAATAAGCTGTATGCATGCAGCACATTACTCCTCCTTTTCAGGTTCTTCTGCATCCTTCACGACTGCATGATAGATTTTGTCAACCATTGCAAGGATTTTCAGCAGGATGTTCATGCTTTCCTTAAAGTCCATTTGTTCACCACCTTTCATTGTTCCATGTGGAACATTACAGCCGGATTCCGCCCCGGCTCACCTTCGGCCGGACGTTGATATTTTTCGTCCGCTTTGCGGTCTGCGTAAAATGCCGCTGGTCGCCACGGCCTGCACCGCTACGATGTGCCATTGTGCTATCTCCTTTCTTTTAAATATAAAAGGCAGGCAACCAATTTTGCTGCCTGCCTTTATTTTATACAAAAATCTCCGTTTTGTCAACATTTTTTTGGCAAAAAGTTAATCTTTTTTTGAGGTTTTTTCTATTTTTCCTAGGGTAGGAAGCGCTATAAGACTCTCGCCCTCAGGCGCTCCCAATGATAAGAGGCCGGCGAAAGCCGGCCTCAGACTATTGGCGCGCTTCCGTCAGACTTTGCCGCCACCGCTCGCCCTGCTTTATTGGCTATAACGTTTCTTTCGGTTCTCGCCATTTCTGTTTCTGCTTGTCTTTTTCCTTTTGTATTTCTAGGTATGTTGAGTATGGTACACTGGTGTTTTGCTCTAAGTTTACAAGACTTAGCACCGCGTTTCTTCGTCTTTTGGCTCTTACCGCTCTCAGCTCGTCAGAATGGCCCTTGAAATAGCTTTCGCTGTCTTTGCTGGTATCCTTATCAAGAAGCTTATCAAAGTATCTTGGTGGCCTTTTCTGCCGCCCTCCTGCACATGTGATGTTGTCTGTTTTCAGTATTTCTTCCATGTGCTCTTTCAGATACTCTTCTCCGATGCCTTTTGACATGATTCTAAATTCTGGTTCACGGCCTTGCATCCAGTATTTTGCGCTCTGTTCTGCGCCGATTGCTTTTTTATTGACGTACTGTGCTACATATGCGTATGATCCCGGTGCTGCTGGTGAAAAGTCTACAAAGCCTTTTCCCCATATGTTTGTGAGCCATTCGCTTTTAAAGTATGCGTTGCCTTTCTGGTTTTTGTACCACTCTCCATCTTCTGGTTTTAGTCCAAAAAAAATTCCGTGGTAGTGTGGCCTTTTTGTTCTGTCTCCGTATTCTCCTGCTATGAAGTATTTTATTGGTTTCTTGTATGCTTTTCTTAGACGCTTTAGGAAAAGTTGCACGTCTCTTTTGCTTACTGTCTGAGATTGAATGCTCTGATAGCCTTTTAGGATTTCGCCGCAAGGTAACAGAGAAGTCCCTCTCCG